GCTGTGATAGAGAACTTAAATATATTATTTTTACAAGAATTCTTCAAAAAAGTTAAAACTCAGTTTGCGCCAGGTTTTACAGATAGACCTTTTGCACCAAATATAGACCAAAGAAACTTTATTTTTAATAATGAGAGTTTCTATAGTTCTAAAGGAACAGATAACTCCTTTGAAATACTCTTCAAAGCACTCTATGCTGCTGATGTAGAGGTAATTCATCCAGACAAATATCTATTTCGTCCTTCAAATGCTGACTATAAGATAACTAAAGACTTCATTGTAGAGACAATTAGTGGTGATCCACAGAAATTAACTAATCTTACTCTTAATCAGAAGTCAACTGGTGCAAGAGGTACAGTAACTAATGTGGTTCCCATACTATATGATGAGGGTCAATACTATCAGATAAGCGTTGACTCTGGTTTTTCAAGAGATATTAGTGTAAAAGGCACTATTTTCAATGAATTTAAAGTAAATCCAAAGACTAAGATTACAAATACCATTGGTATTGGTGGAACAATCCTTGATGTTGACTCAACTTTAGACTTTCCTGACACAGGAAATTTAATAATTAAGGATCTTGATGATAATTTAGTCTCTTTGGCATACACTGGTAAGTCTATAAACCAATTTTATAACATTACTGGTGTTAATAACACCTTTAAAGAGGCAACTGATATAAGATTAGATGATTTTTCTTTTGCTTTTGTTGGAATTAACACTGATGAACAGATAAAAGTGAGAATAGGTGCTTCTTTACAAGATATTGAGTTTAAAGAACCAAATAATTCTTATGAAGTAGGTGATATTATTAGTCTTCAGTCTCTAGGAGTAGAGTCAAAGATTGAAAAAGCATCAAATTTTATTCATAATATCAAAACTAACTGGGAAATTGCTGAAATTCAAATTATTGATGAAGAACAAAGAAAATATACCCTTATTACCTTTGATGAACAGTATTTAAGAATAGGACATAAGATTATTTTAACAAGTCGTGACTCAATTCCTGTTGTAGTCACTGGAACAGTAAGTCAAGTTACCTCTGATAGGTCATTTGAGGTGCTATTATCAGATATTATCTCATTGCAAAGAACTTGGGACTTTGAAAATCAAATTTTAAAGGGAAATTCATCAAAATATCCATATTTGAGTGATTATGTTGCCAATGTTCAGAATAGTTACATTCTTAGTGATACAAAAGATGTTTTAGTTGCTTCTAATTCACTTCCAAACTATGCAAATAAGGAAACAAACCCTTATGATAGAAAAATTACCTTCACTGGTAGGTTAGTTAGCACTGAAACCATACCATTAACCACCACAACTGATCATGGATTCTATACAGGTGATGCAATTTACTATAAAGCAGGTATAACTGTTGTTCAAAGCACCACTGCTGATGGTATAGTCTTTAATACACCAATTGAGAGTAGATTTAACCTTTTAGAGGATGGTGTTTACTATGTAAGAAGACTTGATGCCAATAGTATCAAGATGGCACGCAGTAAAGGTGATTTATATTTTGATAGGTATGTTGAGTTTACTGGTGATGTCACTGATAATGAATTTATTTACTATGATTTTTATCAAAAGAGACTAGAACCTCAAGAAATAGTAAGACAAATATTACCTCCAGACACAAAGGGTGGATTTTATCAAACTGAACCAGGTCATACTGGAATACTTAACAATGGTGTTGAAGTTTTAAATTATAAGTCTCAAAATAGCACTATTTACTATGGAGACATTTTATCATTCCAAGTTAAGAGAGGTGGATATAATTATGATGTAGTTAA